GACTTGTGGAACAGGAAAATTATCTGTTGGTTGACGGTCTGCATGAAGCCATTGTATCAGAAGATCTTTGGCATGAAGCTCAGGTAAAACTGCTTGCCCAGGCGAAAAAATATGAAAAAGTCAATAACGGTAAAGACAATAAGGTACACCTGCTGACCGGATTACTTAAATGTCCTATTTGTGGAGCCGGAATGTACGGCAACAAAAGCATCAAGCACAAGCCGGACGGCACAAAATACAAGGATTTCTTCTATTACGGCTGTAAGCATCGCACTATGACCCGTGGTCATAAGTGTGAATACAAGAAGCAAATCAATGAGGAATTGCTGGACGGTGCTGTTGCAGAGGTTATTATCAAACTGGTCAGCAATCCGAAGTTTGCGGCGATGATGCAGCAAAAAATCAATATGAAGATAGATACATCTGCCATTGAGCAGGAGATTGTAGAGTTTGAAAAACAGCTCCGTCAGAGCTACAGCACAAAGTCCCGTTTGATTGATGAGATTGATTCTCTCGACCCGGACGATAAACACTACATCAAGCGCAAGGCAGACCTTGATGATCGCCTTTATAAGATGTATGATAAGATAGAGGATACGGAGAATCTGTTGATTGAAGCCAGAGCAAAGAAAATGGCAATAGAAGCAGAAAAACTCACTGCTGACAATATCTACAAAGTGCTGATTTATTTTGAAAAGCTGTACGCTGTCATGGACGAGCAGGAGAAGCGACAGATTATGGAATCGCTGATTTCTGAAATCCATATCTATGAGGAAAGACAGCCAAACGGTCAGTGGCTCAAATCCATCAAATTCAAGCTTCCGATTATTGAGGAAGATATGGAAATGAGTTTGGACAGTGATACACATGTCGAGACGGTTGTTTTGCTTTCCAAGGGTGAGGTCGACTCGAAAAAGATTCGGGTTGAGTTCTCTTTAGAAGATATGGATATGTCCGAATTTCAAGATGGGGCAACCTACACGCAGATCAAGGACTATGTACTGGAACATAGCGGATTAAAGGTATCAAACCTGTATATCTCACAGATTAAGCGGAAATGTGGGATTGAGGTTGGTAAGAACTACAATCTGCCGAAGTCCGAAGATTCCAGACAGCCTCTGTGTCCACCGGAAAAAGAGAAAGCAATCCGAGAAGCATTCAAATATTTTGGGATGATATAACATCCCGTAAAATGGAGGTTTCTTATGGATAGATTGATTTCTTGTAAGTTTAACATGGATACCGCTTGTGTGGAACTGAAATTCTTTGATGGTAGTATGATTGCGATTGATACGATTGCGGTTGAGAACGAGGTTGCCGACAATATGTATCAGAGGTCGGAACTGGATTATCTGATTTACAATGACCCGATTGGATATGCTGATTTGATATTGAACGGAGATTCCAAAACCTATTTGAAAAACTGTTACAGAGTATAAATCTGTGGATACGGCGATTGGAGCGATTTGCCTGGCTCACTAAACCTCTAAGCCCATAGTTATTGGCTAAGGCAGATATTCAACTTTAATTTTAGAAAACATAAATAAAGGCTATCCAATCTTTTTGACTGGGTAGCCTTTGAAAGTTTTGCTCTTTCTACTTTTTAAGAATCAATTTATGAATGACCATGCCGATTATCAAACCAAAGGATGATACTGCCAAATACCAAAGCGAATGTATCAATGCTGTCTCGTTATAGTATATAAACACAGATGGCACAAATGTAATTGCTATGATTATTGGATACAAGTACTTTACTTTCAGATTTGAAATGCTGCCAATTAGAATTGAAAGCAATAATGTTGCTAAAATAAGCAAAACTATCATTCCCATAACGTCTGTTGGTCCTGCAAATAATGGAAATACATAAAACATAAATAATTGAATTAGGAGTATTAGTATCTCCTTCAAGTATTTCTTCATAATCAAAACACCTCCGTTCATATAAACTCTTTTTTATTTCATTTTGCAAAGATTATCTTGATTTGCAGTTTGTCATTGTTGTAGATTGCTCCAATACTTCCGCCCATACGCTCAATCAGCAGCTTGGCGATGGACAATCCCAAACCGGTTGAATTGCGACTGGCTTCTACTGTATAGAAA